CGCCTCGGAAAATCCACCGGAAATAAACCCGTAGGCGTAACACCCGTCGGAAAGCCGAAATAATCCCACAACGTCCCTATGGCCGTTGATGTTGGTATCCATTCCGGCACCGATTGAGCGTCCGCTCCATTTTCACCACCGGTTATATACGACTCCCAACCGGTGACGGTCAAAACCCGTTCCTCTGGCTCGCCCGACCACTCCTTGACCGTCGGCCACAGAAGGCGATACGGCACATAATAGTAATGCACGATCATCGAGATCTCGTGCATAATCGGCGCGACAAGCGGCTGGAACCGTACCACAGCCTGGTTGCCGATGTGCCATATATCACCCGGCACAACCTCGTCACACATAACAGGGATGAGCTGTCCCATGTCGCACGTAAATTTCTTCTCGTACGACAAATTGAATACTGATCGACCAGGCGACACCTGGCCAACCTGCTGGAATACATCACCACGTTTTACTTCCATTTTCTACCTCTCAATATAAAGGTTAACGTTATTACGAAATACCTACTTAATAGGTAAAGGCACGACGGGCTCCAGAACCGCGCTTACAAGCCTTGACGTTGCGTATGCTGTCAATCTACAGACTTCTCCGTCCTTCGGCTCATCGTCAAACTCGCCGATACACCACAACTGAAAATCGTCGGCAACAATACCCGGCTGATTGAGCAGATGCCGTAATTGACGCTGTGCCGTTGCATCATTTGGGGCCTGAAACACCGGCCCAGACTGCTGCGCAACCCTATCGTAAATCGTGTATATCCTTGTATACATACAACCCCCCTTCTTTTCCCCCCTCCCAGGGGGGAATATTATTCTATCCGGCAAGCCGGATAGTTTTACTCGTTCACTCGTTTTCGGGGGCTGCGCCCCCTTTCCCCCTGCAGCCCCTTCGGGGCCACATTAACTCCGCGCGTGATCGCGCGGTGATCACCGCCAACGTCGGCGGCGATCTTATTTTTTACTACTTCGCTCGATCCGTGCCTGTGCATTTCGAGACTTTTGGAGCTGCATTTTTTTATCACGGTCGTAATATTCCTTGAATTGACTACCGTGCTTCTTATACAGCTCTATTTCCGTCTCGTCATGCCCTGTTACCGCACGGACTCTTTTTCGCTCCGTAGCATCCGCTAACGCTCTTAGCCGTTCCGGCGGGATATTCAGCTTTTTCACATAGTACCTTGGCAACTGGCGCTTCGCGCCATTTATCGTATAGCTTATATTCTCCTCAAGACGCTTCGCGTCTTCCTGAACGTAATCACGACCAATTCCTTTACTCATCAGACAGAAAAGAGGCTCTCTGCCTTTTCCTTCGTATTCCTCCTTTCCTTTTTCGCCATTAAGCTTATCAACCACATAACCTGCTACATATTGTATACTATGTCTTTCTGCCAGACCGACTTTAATATGTCCGATGGCATAACCGCTTTGCGGATCCATCCACGCCCTATGGAGCTCATATTTGTCATCTAACGTCGGACGCATACCATATATAATCAGGTGATAGTGAGGACGATCTCCGACAGTATGTATAATCACACCATTATTCTTGCGTATAACCTTTGATGGATCACCATACTCGCCGCAAGCATAGTAACGTATACGTCGAGGCTCAAGCGCCTTACGCAGGCGCTTTAAATACAGTTGCAAATCTCGCTTACGCAAGGTCATATAACCTTTATCACCTATCGGCACCTTATTACTATCGTACGTTAATGTGACAAACAAAGCGCCATCATGATAATTCAATTCGTGGATCATCCTATCTGTCCACTCGCTCTTCCGGCGGATTCGACATAGCAAGCATCGACCACAAGGCACCTTTAGCCCGTCCGGATATAGGATCGGGTCGAGACCCTTGTAGATGTATATCGGGCTTTCGCATGTCATTTCGGTCTCTTATACGTTCCGGCCCTTTTCTGGCGAGTTGTACGACGTCTCATCCTACGCCCAAGCTTCTTCCGTCTCGCATAATAATCCTTATCCTTCTCGCGTTTCTCACGCCTCATAACCTTGTACCTCCTCGCTGGCATCCGTACTTACGCAACGGTTTCGACCGACGTCTACGACGATTTTTCCTTCTCATCCTTTTACTCCTGTTGTAGTTTTTTTGTACTTATGCGGATTTCGTTCACGATCTCTTTGCCTTTCTGCTTCTTCTCGTATACGCTTTGCTTCTTCCATTTTTTCTCTTAACCTTTCTGCCGCTTGTTCAGCTGCGTCAACACCAAACGCAACATCACCAACACCACCACGATAATTAGTTGGTAACTTATGTTTCATATAACGCGACAAATTCCACTCCGTTTCACGTCGTTTTACATCGACTTCAAATCGTTGTGCATCGACAAGTTTTTTCTGTGCCGCATTCAGCTTCTCCTGTTCCTTTGTCTTCGAGATCTCCGCTTCCTGCTGCATCATCGTCATCGCTGCTGCAGCCAACTCAGATGGATTAACATCCATTTTAGGCGCATTAAGAGATATCGGCGGCATCGTACTTGCTCCTTGACCCGCTGCTAACACTGGCGATAGCCCAGCCGCGCGAAGATCTGCCGCTCGTCGCTGGACAGCTGTATCTTCCCTAGCTAGACTTTGCTCATATGCGTGTCTTTGCCATTTATTCATTTTGCGCTGTTCGGCGTAGTTAAGTAGCCCTACTCCAAAGCTACCTATGCTACCTACGCCTGACATAATTCCTCCAAGTTTACCAAACATACACTTTACCTCCTTTTGGTCAGTTTTCATTGACCCTTTTGGTGTCAATGGGCTATATTACCATCAAGTAGGTAATATAGCCCATTTCCGCCTACTCACGTAGGCGTCTAAACAGCTGTAATAGCGTTACCGCTATCCACACCACAATTTTAACCGTTTCCGTCACCGCTCCCCGTATCACCGTCTCTCACCTCAACTTTTTTTGCGGCCTCTAGGGCCGCTTTTTCTGCGGCCGCTTTTTCAGCGGCCGCTTTCTGCCTACTCTCGATACCCAACATCTGTTGTGTCGCGTCAGCAGGATCATAACCGGGCGTCCTGGTTATGTCAACCAGATCTTCGTCGATCTCTTCACCAGGTTGGAAATCGTACTGCATTGCCCTTGCGGTCATGAGACGATTTCCTGCATCGATTATGTTCTGAATGCGCTTTTCATTACTGATGTATCCTTTCAGCTCCACGCGCATTTTTCCGGAGTTTTTTTCCGGCTTCTGCTTTATACGATCATACTTCCGGTTAAAGTAACCGTTTTCAGATAACATCATATTTTCCATCATTTTCTTCTCCTTTGTCATTTTATCTCCTCTCTGGGATCGCGGAGGCCTCTTATTTTGTTAATTTATACGTGATCTATCAATCCCGGCTCTGACTGCACCGGTATCGGCCTAATTGCCTTCAACAAATTACCGAACGATATTATCATCGCAGGTTCGGACGGTGCCGCGAACACATCCTTTCGCGGCACGCACTTTATAAACTCGTCGTTAAGAACGGGCGCGGTCGCACTCGATGTCGCATCAAACTGCCTGGACAAATGCCAATAATCGTATATCGTCCTCATTTGTCCGCACACCTGATTCGACTTAAACCGCATTTCGTTATAACGGCCCTGGAAACCGAATAACGATTGATTATGTGTACCGTCACCACTTACTACACAAATCTCGCCTTTATACACTTCCTGCTCGGAAAGGTTGGCAAACTCCGGAAAATAGAAATCGTACTTCGATTTCTTTATCCATTGACGGTCTATTCCCTGTTGATATGCAGGTCGTGGAACAACCTTCATTATACCGATTATCAGGCCGTACTCCTGAACTCGATACCTTCCACAATAGCTATCCGACACTGCAATTCCGTGTCCGGCCAAATTACCCTGAGGCGTCGCACCGTCCTCTGACGTCTGCAGTACTTCGGATATAATAATCGGTGTACGGCTACCGCCGATATACTCTGGACGATCCAGTCTATCGTCGCGCGGAGTAACACCAAAATGTGCGCGTAAAAACTCCGTGTAACGTGTTCCAGCTCTCGCGTTACGCTCCAGCCATTTCTGAATCTGAAATGCTATACGAAGGTCAGAAACGTCAAAAGTCGTTGCTGCAGATAGATCGACTGTATTATTTTCCAATACCGTCTTTGTATGCGCATTATATGGAGTATACGGATGAGCCGATGCACTTGTATTTCCCTTCAGATCACCACTAAACTCTCCATACGCTTGAGGCCACACTGCACTTGTCATACCTGATACTGGCAACGCTGGCGCAGTTCCTTTCTGCTGCCACGGGCGCGCAGTGGTAAAGTAATCCTTTTCCCAGGCTGAATACAATACATCCTCGTTCGTCCACTCCACTTCGTCTTGTAAGTCCTG